GCCGAAGCTGGTGAGGCTGTAGACTACTCTGAGGTCTACGCACTCCTGTCTGAGGCTCTTCAGCTACCCGCTACGCCTGAGAAGCGTCGTCTGGTCAATGACCTCTATGACCTTGCAGAACAGATGAGAGGGCAGTGATGTGGATGCTTGTTGGCTCTCGGATAAGGAACCTTGCGGTCGGTGCTTTGGCTGCTATAGTGTTCGTCATCGGCCTGATTCAGTACGGCAGACAGACACAGAAGCACAGGGACGAGGTCAAAGACCTCAGGGCCTACAAGGAAACAAGGGAGAGGATTGATGAAGTTCAGCCTTCCGCTGATAGGGATGCTGCTCTCAAAAGGCTAGGCAGAAATGGTCAACGACGTGAGTAAAATCTGCTCCAAATGTCAGACTGAATTACCTCTATCTCTGTTCTACAAAGATAGGACACGTAATAATTTACGTGCTGTGTGTAAAACTTGTACTAACCTTCAAGCCTGTGCTTGGCGTAAAAATAACAAAGAAAGAAAATCTTTAAAAGATCGAGAGTACCGATTACTCAACCAAGACAAAATTAAAGAATACCAAGCGGTTTACTACTCTTTGAATAAATCTGATTACGCAAGGAGGCAAGCTAACCGAAAAGCTGCCCGACTTAGGGCAACGCCTGAGTGGCTTACAGATGAGCACAAAGAAGAGATAAACTACATCTACAAACTAAGGGACGAAGCTAGTTGTCTATCTGATTATACTTATCATGTAGACCATATTGTACCTCTTCAGGGTAAGAATGTTTGTGGCTTACACGTTCCTTGGAATTTACAGTTACTGTATGAGGAAGTTAATCTTGCAAAAAATAATAGCTTTTAGCTTTATAGTTGCGCTGAGCGGCTGCGCGACAACGACCAACTCCGCTGAGGCTGTCTGCTCCATTCCCCTGCCTACAGTATCTGTAGAGGACACCGACCAGACTATCATCGGGGTGGATCTGTTCTCTGAGAGATTCAGGAGGGCCTGTAATGGCTAAGAGACTAGACAAGTCCAAGATGAAGTGTAACTCACCGAAGACTACACCGGACCATCCTACTAAGTCCCATGTAGTTAAGGCATGTGAGGGTGGAAAAGAGAAGATCATTCGCTTCGGTCAACAGGGAGTGAAGGGTAGCCCTGCTGGTTCAGCGCGTAACAAAGCATTCAAGGCTCGTCACGCAAAGAACATCAAGAAGTGCAAGATGAGCGCAGTCTATTGGGCTGATAAAGTCAAATGGTGAGGAGATAACCATGCCTTATTCCAAAGGAACTGTGAAGCCCTACGGCAACACCACGAAGAAGAAGGGCGGGAAGGGTAAGTAATGCCCGTCCGCAAAGTCAAAGGCGGCTACCAGTGGGGTACATCTGGAAAGGTGTATCCTACTAAGGAGCAGGCAGAGAAGCAAGGGAAGGCCATCTATGCTTCCGGCTACAAGAAGAAGGGATCTAAGTAATGAAGAAGAACAAGGGACCGCAGTACGCTAACTCCTCCGCAAGGATGCGGGATAGTGATCCTGCAACCGCAGCAAAGCTACGCCTCTTTGAAGGTTCTGATGTTGCCAACAGGCGTGGAGCGGCAGCTAATCCAGATGGTTCGATCATGCGTCGTTCTGATGCAGTGGGTAGTACAGCCTCGATTGACGGTCAGACTCGTTCTCAGTATGGTATGAGCCGTAGAGAGCCTGCATACCAGTACGGCCTCTCTGGTCGTCTTGCTGGTGCGGTAGCTCAGCGTCGTAGATAACCGAAGGAGTCCTAAGTAATGGCTGACCGTCCTAAGCCTACCAAACCAGCACTCTGGTCCCGTGTGATCAGTGAAGCCAAACGCAAGTTTGATGTGTACCCCTCTGCCTACGCTAACGCATGGGCCTCTAAGGAGTACAAGAAGCGGGGCGGTGGCTGGCGCGGTCCAGACAACAGGGTCAAGAAGAATGGCTAGGGGTGGTTTGGGCAAGTGGTTTGCGGAAGACTGGGTAGACGTTAAGACTGGTAAGCCTTGTGGTCGATCCGGTGCCAAAGACAAGAGAGGCTACCCCGCCTGTCGCCCTAAGAAGGTGGCTGAGAAGATGACAGCCTCTGAGAAGAGGTCTATGTCCAAAAAGAAAACAGGACCAGAGCGAAAGCAGTGGCCTGTTACAGCATCAGGTAAAAGAAGGGGCCGCTAACGCGGCCCTTTTCTATTGCATACTTGCTGCTTCGTCTAGTAGGTGTGTCTCCACACAGGCCATACCAGCCACATAGATTTGTGGTATGGCTAGTAACTCCACTAGACCTCTCGTCTGGTGCTCCATACAGGCCAGCTCTGTCTTTACTGGAGGAGCGGTGAGCGTAGAGCACTCTGTTGGGCTTGAGACTAGACAGACTATTGCTATCGGTGTGAACATCACCACTCTCCTACGACTGCTATGAGTTGGTTGTGATACCACTGAGCCTTCTTCAGGTCTTCAATACCATTCTTGTAGCGCCAGCGGTGCATGTACTTAGCAATGTTACCACGCAGGTAGCCAATGTACTCCTCCTCTGTGAGGAAGTCTTTGATGTAGTCGATACATTCTATCTTGCCCTGACCGTAGTGAGCAGGATGATTGACGTTGTCTGTCATAGCTTCTCCTTCACGAATACTTCCACCCACATTTTTGTCATGTCGCTGCGGACAATGTCCTCTACACTGAACTCAACGATGGGCACAGGAAGCATGTGCTTCTTCACCAGATGGATCACCTTAGACAGACCGTCTGCTTCCTTCAGGTCTGACTGCATGATGTCACCATTGAGGACGAGCTTAGTGTTCTTGCCTACACGTGTCAAGAGCATCTTCAACTCATGGAAGGTGATGTTCTGAGCCTCGTCACAGATCACGAAGGCATTGTTGAAGGACCGACCACGCATCAGAGCTAGTGGTGCCATCTCGATATTGCCATTCTTGATACCAGTCTCGACTACACCCTTACCTAACTGCTGCTCAAGTACGTCGATGACAGGCATGGCCCACGGCTTAGTCTTCTCTTCCAGATCCCCCTTGAGGTAGCCTAAGTCCTTGCCTACAGAAACATGTGGCCGAGTGATGACGATCTTGTCAATCTCTTTGGTATGGTACAGGCTGGCTGCGTAGCTGGATACCACGTAGGTTTTGCCTGTACCGGATGGACCGAAGACGATGATCTGGCTTGAGGTTGACAGGGCCTCGATATACTCAGCCTGTCTGTCGTTCATCGGTAGGACATTGAAGCCCTGCTTCTCTTCGTCAAACTTAGTCCGTGTTCTGCGTACTCTTTTCTTAGGCTGCTGCTGCATAACTCACATCTTTAAGTTGGCTGATAGGGAGGTTGTAGGCATCGGCTTTGAACTTGAATCCGTTTGACTTGTCTATGTCCCCCTTCCTGAAGTGTGTGCAGTCCTTGTAGTAGGCTAGTCGATCATAGACACCCAAGAACCAGCCAATGTGCATGTCGTTGTGGACACGGACAAAGGCGTACAGGTCACACTGCTGTTCGTAGTAGGTGTTGATCGAACATTCATAGTGGGGTAGTGGCTTGACTGAGGTACGCTTTGTCTTCACGTCTACAGTCAGGCCGTTGGGAAGCACGAGATCGAAGTCTACGTTCTTCTCGTCGTTGGCTACAGTCCCGCCCAAGACCTGTAGGGCGATCTCCTCACCAACGAAGCCAGCGAGATTGCCCTGACCGTTGGTGATGGAGCGTCTGAGACTACCCATAGCTGCGGCCTTGTCTCTGGCTCTCACCAGCATCTCGCCTGTTACTTCAACTTCAATCATCTTCTGTCCTTTTGTTGGCCTTCCCCGCAGGACTCGAACCTGCAACCTACTGATTAGAAGTCAGTTGCTCTATCCAGTTGAGCTAGGGGAAGATACTATTAGGGCGGGGAGTGTGGCTCTACACAGGGAGAAGCCAAAGGTTTTATCCTTGCCTGTCCCTTTCCCCTGAATCACCTCAGCCGCGATCAACCGACCTAGCCTGTATTCATTCAGGCGAACTCCCCCAGAAAGGGTGGGGAGCGGTGTACTCAAAGTCTTACGTCAGGTCTACGACCTCGCAGACCTCACCAGTTGAAACTAGCTTACAAAGATAAAAGAAATACTCCATAGAATAATGCCTCTTCATCATGTTTACATCCTTGTGTAACCATTGGACATTG